AGGGCACGGTCCAGTTCGGCTCGTTGTGGACGTGGACAAGCTCACCCGGCATCTTGCGAACGGTCTCCGCTACTTCCTCGCGGGTGCCGTTCTTGCGCGTGGTGATGGTCTCGTAGACGTCGGTGAATTGCGGTGGGAGCTGACGTCCGATGACGCTGTGCCCCCACCCATTCTCTTTGAGTGCCTCGGCTATCTTGCCCGCACGTACGCACGGGTAGGAACCGGACACCATGACGGCATGACGCATCTGTTTACCCCCTAGAGTGCCGGGGCAGAGAAGTGGGGGGTAGTCGCTCCCCTGCCCCGGCAAAAGGAAATGCTAGATGCCGGTCGGCGCAGCAGCGTACATCCGGAGACGCTGGACGTAGTTGCTGATGAGGACCTTGGCACCTGCGCGGAAGGTCGAGATGACCTCGTCGCCACGGGCGGAAGCGTCGCGGTCCTTCTCCAGACGGAAGTCACGCGGCTTCCACAGACCGACGCCTTCCTTCACGAACATGAAGCCAGCCGCGCCCGAAGAAGCGGCGACGTACGCCAGCGAGTGCTGGTAGACGTCGATGTCGCCCCAGAGACGCTGCACGAAGTACCGGCTGACGACCTGCTCGCCCACACCCGGCATCGCTGCCGCGTAGGTCTGCGTGTACGTGGACTTGGCAGTCCAGTACCACGAGTACGCGGGCACGACGGCGTTCTTGGTTCCCGGCACCGAAATCTTGCTGGCGTCGAGACGCGCCTTCGCAGCGGCGTAGTGGGTGAAGGTGAAGCCGTTGGTGCTGTTGGTGCCCGTCACCGTACCGGTGGTCACACCGGCGGCGATGCGGTTGAGAATCATCTTCTCCAGACGGACGGCGCAGGTGTAACCCTGCTGCCGAGCAATCTCGCCCGGAATATCGACGATGGCGTCCTCCTTGACCACGTCGGTCACGAAGGACGTGATGCCCATCTCGGACGCGGTGATGATGACGCTCGCGTTGGTGAGCTGGGTGTAGTTCACGAAGTCGTTGACTTCGTTCAGGACCGAGCCGCCCTCTGCGATGGTCGTGGGGTCGAAGTACGGGTAGACGATTGCCGACCCCTTCTGACCCTGACCGATGGGCTTGCACAGGCGAGGCAGGACACCCTCGTCGTACAGGAGCTTGTACGCCTGTGCCTCGATACGACTGATGACGCCGTTAGTGAACTGACCGGAAAAACCGGTAGTCGCGTTTGCGCCCTCATAGGTCTTGGTTGCCACGGGTATTCATCTCCTTGTTGGTTTCGGGAGATGCCTAGAGGATTTCCTTCGCCTCGTACCAAGCGATGCGCTGCTCCGGGGTCATCATGTCGAAGTCGGGATTCGGGTTCGGTCCGGGGTCAGCAGCCCGCTTGGGCTTGACTCCCTCGACCTGAATCCCCTTCGCGGCGAGTTCCCTCAGAACCTTCGCCCGCTCTTCTGCGGCGATTGCCTCGCGATTGACCGTGCTTCCCTCACGAATCAACGACGCCTTTTTGAGAGAGGCGCGGATGTCCGTGAGTGACTTCGCGTTGGGCTGGAGGTTGTTGTCGATGATGACCTGCTTCAGCTCTTCAGGGTCGATTCCCTGCTTCTCAGCGAAGCTCTGAAGCTCTGACTCCGCCAAGTCGTTGTAGAGAACATCGACTTGGTTGAGCTGGCTACCGTACTTCTGCTGGAAGTACGAATCGACCGCCAATTGAGCTTCCGGGGAAAGCTCGGGGACATCGGTCTGCGATGCCGCTGCTGCGGCTTGCGCGGGCGTCATGTTGTCCGCGAACCTCTCCACGAGCTTCTCGCGTCGAGCGATTTCCTCGAAACCGCGATTCAGGTCCTTCTCGCGCTTCTCCAACGCTTTCCGCTCCGCTTCGAGCTGCGCTCTCCAGTCAGGGACCTCTTCGGTCTCCTGCGCTGGCTCATCAGCAGCTTGCTCGGCGAATTCCGCGTAGTCTGCGGTGACGGTCTCCCTTCCTAGCACGCTCGGCTCTTCTACTTCCTCTTGCGGCACCTCTACTTGCTCGTCCGACATGATTGCTCCTTTCGCTCGAACCGCGTGGGCTGGGCGACCGCCATAACCGCGAAATGCGCGTGTTACGGTCGCTGTCCCCGCGTGTGGGCGAATGAGGTATGGGGGCTAGAAGCGGGGGGACGAATTCCCGCTCTCGCCAAGCACACAGCCGTCGGTGAGGTGGTAAAGCCCCACGTTCTCGGCTGTCAGCTCCTTGCAAACGACCGGCTTGCGGTCGGGATGGAGGTTGCAGGTGAAGTCGTCCATCAACGCCTTGCAGATGGAATCGACCTCATAGCCGCCATCAACCTTCTTGACGTCGTTCTTGCGGACCAAGACCAAGTCGAGCAAGACCTTGGCTCCGTGAAGGATGAGGTAGTCGGCGTCGTCGCGTGTTATCTCGGGCACGTCGAAAGCCCAATACCACTCGCTGAAGTCGTCGGGTTCGATTTGGAAGAACAGGTGGCGGCAACACGAAGCGCGGCACCTCCATATGTTCTCGATGCAATTGGGTTGGTCAGACTCGGAGTGCTCGGTCACGGTCTGCCTCCGCGTCGTAGATGTGGAGCTTGACGTTCATCAGACCGGCGACGCACCGGTAGCACCAATTGTGCAGCCGGTCGCCCATCGGATTGCGGTTCGCGCACGCCTTGGCGCGACGCTTCACGTCGAGCACCATCGCGGCTTGGTCGTCGATGTCGTCGGTGGCGATGAAGTACGGGCAGAGCTGGAGCTGCTGTGCCATCTCTTCCATCTGCGGGTAGAACTCCACGCGGGCGACAGCCCTCCACTCGAACTCGTCGGGGACGACCATCGCGGGCGGATTGTCGGAATACGGCATCTACACCTGACCCCCTGCTCCTGCCAGCCCCATCGCCGAGAGCACCTCTTCGGGTGCCATCCCGTTCGTCTGGGCTACGGCTTCGACCATCTCCAAGATGTCCTCGGGACTCATGCCCGAGAAGTCGGTCGGCATCCCCGACATCGCGCCTTCCATCATCTCGTCCGGAGACCCGCCCTGCATCATCAGCTCGGGCGGCATCGGTGGTGCCTCGCCGCCGGTCGGTGCCGGGGGCGGTGCTTGCAGAGCCGCGTTGAGCATATCGGGCGTGATTTGACCGCCAGCTTGCTCCGGTGGCAGCGGGTTGCCGTTCTCGTCGGTGGGCATCTCCGCCTGTGCCGCCATCTGCGCCTCGCGGTCGGCGAGGATTTGGTCGGCAATCTGCGGCGGGATGTTGGTCAGGTTGTACTTCAGGGCGTCCTCGGGGGTCACCAAGCCCATCCCAATCCACATTTCGAGGTTCTGCATCTTCTCCTGCTGTGTGGCGGGAAGCATGGACGTGTCGGCGACGATGAGGTCCATGTCAATCATTTCCTTGGTGAAACTGCCGTTCTCCCGCTTGGCAATCATGCGACCCTCGAACGGCACCTGACTCGTGACCATCTCTTCGGTCTCCGGGTCGCCCGGAACCGGCTGCATCCCCGCGACGGTGACCATCCACTCGAAGTCGGGATACTGCGCCATGAGCGCGAGCACCTGATGTCCGACCCGCTTTATCGCCCACGTGAGCCAGCGCGAAGCCATGCGGACGCGGGTGCGGTCGGACTCGGAGATGATGGCGATTTCCTGTGCCGTTGCGGGGTTGCCCTGCCCCTGCTTGCCCTGCGTGATGTCGTGGATTGCCATGACGTCCATCGCATCGGTGTCGAGCATCCCGATGTAGTCGAACACGTGGCGCGACGGCGTGGGGGCACGTTCGACCCTGAACTGGTTCACGTCGCGGCACGGGAGAATCTGAATCGGCGCGTTGTTGACCTTGTCCGAGTCGATGCCGCTGCCCTGACCCACCAGCACGTAGCCGCCGCCGCTTCTCACCGTGGCGTCGAAGATGAACTGGCTCATCCGGTTGCGCATGACTTGGATGTTGATGAGGTCGTGGATGTCGCCGCGCCCGTAGAACCGTCCCGGCTCGGGATAGGCGTGGATGGGCGTGAACGGCATCTGCCCGTGGGCGTTGGGGTTCTTGTCGTCGTTGATGACCTGCCCACCGGCGACGATGATGCGGCGACCGCCCTTGTACTTGGGCTTGGTGCCCACGGCGACCTCGTCGGAATTGACCTCCGCCTCCCACTCGATGCGCGTGGGGTCTCGATACCACAGCTCGTAGACCTGACAGCTCGTGGCGGGGTTGGTGTTGTCGTACTTGCGGGCGTAGAGTGCCTCGTCCCCGTACGGCATCCCGATGTTCCAGTCGGGGTCGAACGTGGACTTGTCGATGGTGTAGTCCTTGTTGGCGAACAGGTCTCCGACCTGTGCCCGGTAGGAGTACACGATGTAGGTCGGGTTGAAGTCGTCCACGGTGCAGTCGGGGTCCACGAAGATGTTCTCGGGATGGATGAACCGCACTCGCGGTCGCTTCATCTCTTCGTCGTAGTAGGTGTAGAACCACCCGATGCCGTAGATGCGGCTTGCCTTCACCGCGAGCGCGACGGTCGCCTCGAACGCCTCGATGTCGTACCAGTAATTGACGACCGCCTCGACGATGTCCGCCAAATCCTCATCGTTGGGTTCGCGAGGGATGACGGTGAAGGTAGGTCGCGAGTCGGTCAGCAGCGTCGTGTAGGTCTCGACGCCTATCTTGGCGATGTTCTTGACCGGGCGTGACGCCCAGCCCGCCATCTTCCCCGAGAGGTCGTACTGGAAACCGCGATAGAAGCGGTCGCAGTAGTACCACGTCGATTCGAGGTCGCTGCCGTCGAACGGATTGAGGATTTTGGTGTCCTCGACTTGGAACTTGCTCCCCTCGCGGTAGCACGTGGCGACAAGCTCGATGAGGGGCAATTTGGTCATCTCATTCCTCCCATGTCATCAGGGTCCGCACTTCGGCGGAGACGAAGAACGAGGTCATCTCGATTGCCCCCTCGATAGCGAGCGCGAGAGCCATGACGAGGTCGTCGTTCATGCCCTTCGGAGCACCGGTCGCCACGCCGTCGTCCTTGATTTCGTAGTGACCAAGCTCTTCGACGGTCGCGGAATCGTTCAGGAACAGCTCGGATTTCGCCATTTTCTCGGCGAGATTGGCGATGAGGCGCGGTTTCGTGGATTTGTCGGTCCAGAAGCCGAGCATATCGAGCGGCTTGTTGAAATACGCCTTGTCGATGCGTGCCCGCCTGACGTAGACGTTCACGTAATCGACTTTGAGGTGGTCAACGAGCACCTGACCGGTGTTGTTCGCCTCGGGGACGAGATAGGCGTCGTTGTACCAATGACCCGCCTTCTTCATCTCGATGGCAAGCTCCACCGGCTCGCATTTCGCCTGAAACGTGGCGACCTGCTCCAAATGCTTGTCGCCGACCAGTTTGAGCACCTGACACGTCGCGTAGTCGCCCGCTTGCGACCCACCGGACGAGTCACCGCCTATGACGTACTTGAATCCGGGTCGCGGCGGCTCGAAGATGCGCCAGCGTCCCCGAGAGTGGGGACTGACATCCACAACCCCGGCGGCGTTGAATTCCAGCAGCCCCCGAATGATTTCGGGGTTTCGATTCCGGATGTCGTCGGCGTAGCCGTTGACGATGCCCAGCGGGAAGCGGCAAGACGCCGAGATGTAGAACGCCTCTTGCTCAGTCGTCGGGTAGATGGCGCGGAAGGCATACTCGTCCGCCTCCGGGTTCTCGAAGAGGAACCGCTTCTTCATCGTCTCGTACCACGGGGCGTTCAGACGCCCTCTGGCGGCTCCGTGCATCAGCACGTGGCGCGGAACGGACTGCGCGGGGACCTCTGTGCCGTCCTTCATCGTCAGAATCGCCCCATCGAGCCGCGATGGGTCGTCCCCCCACCAAAAGAAGTACGGAACGAAGCCGTTGTCGCCCCGTTTGGCGGCTTGGTAGAACCAAAAGAAGTCGTCTTGCCCGTTTCCGTTGGCGATGACCGCTCCGACACCTCCGGAACCGTCCAAAGTCGCCATCATCTGCTGCAATTTCTTCTTCAGGTCCACGTGGAGCGTCGCTTCGTCCAAATTGATGTTGTTCGAGGCACCTTGGACGGATTTGACGGTCGAAGTGACGATTTTCATCTCCGAAAGCCCGAACGAGATGCGCGTGATGGAGTCGGAACGGTCTTTGCGCTTCGCAATCCCCGTTTCGAGGGTGTTGCGCTTCTGCGCACGGTCCAACATCCACTTCGGAAGGCGGTCCTTGGTCGCTTGGACACGCTTCAGGATGTCTTTCGCCTTCTCTTCAGACGAAGAAATCTCGTCCCACGTCTCCGCCTCGTGAAAGATGCAGTCCCACAGCCCGAAATGACCGACGGTGGTCGTGATTCCGAGCTGGCGGGCTTTGACACCGCACAATGAGCGGTGACTTTGCAGGTCTCGGAGCACCCATCGCTGGATTTCCCACAGAAAACGACCGTCCACGGGGTCGTGCCACTTGCAGATACGCCCCTCGTCGATGATGTAGGCATACCGCTCCATCCAATACTCGACGTCCTCTTTGCAGCGACGCCATTCCAGCTCCCGCCACGCCGCGAGCTGCACCTCAGAGCCACGGTCATGCTCGAAATCGTCGAGCAGGAGTGCCTCTATGAGTCGCTCTCGGTCTCCTTGGGCTTCCACGGCTCGGGATACAGCTCCCGTGGCTCTTTCAGGGGCATGGGACTCGGGTCCATGTCCATCTCCCGAAGCGAGATTGCCATCTCGTTGCGGGTCTTGAACCCCTCTTTCCATCGGGCGAGCGCGACGTCGCCCCGGCTCACCCCTGCCGTCCAGCCCACGTACAGACCGGCGACGAGGATTACCACTCCGACGGCTACTGCCGCCAGCATCTCCAGCCACATCTAGTCCCCCTTTGCCAGAGCGATGAGCCGCTCTTCGGTCAAATCCTCGCTCGTGAGGTTGCGAGCACGGTACAGAGCCACCAGCTCGGAGTTCGGCAGGTGCTCGTACTCCACGGTGGGCTGTCGGTTACTCACGTCCTTGGTCTGGGCGAGGATG